GTTTAATGCAGCGATTGCAGAGAACGAAATGCTTCGTGAATCTTATACATCCATGGCTCAAGCCGTTATGGCATTCGATGATGCAGGCTGGAACCCAGGCGGTACAGTAACTGAGCGTGGATTTACCCTTACTCAGCTAAAAGACATTGCAAAGAAAGCACGTGAGACCACAGAGGGTAACCCACTTCTAAAGCGTGGCTCTGGTTTGCGTACATCCTACATCTTTGGCCGTGGCATTAACTTCAATGAGCAGCCCCCACGTGTTAAGCGTCTTATGGAATTGCAGCAGAACCAAGATGTTTTGTTCTCTCCTGAGGCACAGGTTATCAACGAGCGTAGCCACTTCACAGATGGACAGTTCTTTGTGCTTGGCAGCGTTGCAGCTAAGACTTTCCAGCGTATTCCGATGGACCAGATTAGTGCAGTAGTTACAAACCCAGACGACGAAGAAGACATCTGGTACTACCGCAGAAGCTGGACCCGCAAATCTTCTAACCTAGTTGGCTCTGGTGGTTCAGACCAGGCACTAAACGTTTGGTATCCATCAGATACTTACAACCCTGCTAACGGAAGATACGTTGCACGTATTGAGAACCAGCCAGTAGATGCAAACTTCAGAATGTTTGCCTCCCGTGTGAACCGTCGTGCTGGTTCCATCTGGGGCGTGCCCGACGCTTTCCCAGCTTTGCCATGGGCTTACGCTTACAACGAGTATCTAAAAGACGGAAGCCGTATGCTAAAAGCTTTGGCTATGTTTGCTTGGCAGCTAAAGACTAAAACTAAAAACGGTGCGACAAGCGCAGCTGCTGCGATTGCCACTCCATCAACTGCTGGCTCTACTGCTGTGGTTGGAAATGACATGGAGCTATCAAGCTTACCTCGTGCAAGTGCAATTGACCTAACCGATGGTCGCCCACTTGGTTCTATGGTTGCGAGCGCCTTGGAAGTTTCAGTGGTTGCTTTGCTATCTGACCCAGGAACCTCTGGTGCTTATGGAACCGCACAGACTCTAGATGTCCCAACCATCAAGGCCATGGAAGCTAGACAGCACGTATGGACTTTGTTCTACAAGAGAATCATGGCTTTCCTTGGCGCAAGAGATGTTGAGATTAACTGGCCTAAGATTGAAACCGAGTCAAGCCAGAGACTAATGCAGGCGCTAGCTCTAGCCCGTGAGACCAATGCTATCTGGGATGACGAGTACCGTGCTGCGGTTATTGAGACTCTGGATATTCCGAAGCTTCACCTAACCAACCCTCCAATGCAAGGCGAAGACCAAGCTGGTTCTGCAATTCCATCACAGGGTAACACGGGTGCGGTTGGCTCGTTGCAAGACAACGCAAACGATTTGCGAGATGCGGATAACGCACCGATTGCATAATACGCTGTATGCTATAATAGTCTATGTAGGTTATAACCATACGGAGAATTTTTATGAGCGTTGAGCTAAAAGAAAACCTTGGGCTCACTTTTGAGCCAGCCAAGGGCAACAAATGGAAAGTTAAAGTCATCGAAGCTGGCTGGGGTAGCTCAGGCTACTACGGCGCACAGATGCTAAAAGAGTACGGTCCAGGAGTTTTCAAAAAGGGGACTAAGGTTTTTATGAACCACCCTTCCATGACCGAGGAAAATGACCGCCCAGAGCGGGATGTAGAAAAGCTTGCTGGTAAACTAACCACCGACGCTTACTACTCCGAGTCTGATGGCGGTCTTATCGCTGAAGTACAATTTTATTCTCACTATGCTCCGATTATTAAGGAGATGGCTGAGGATGTAGGTTTGTCAATTCGTGCGCTTGGTGAAGCCAGCGTTGGAGAGGCAGAGGGTCGTGAAGGACCCATCATCGAAGCATTGGTAGCAGATGAGCTAACGAGCGTAGATGTTGTAACCGTAGCTGGAGCTGGAGGGAAATTTATTTCTCTTCTCGAAAGTTACACCAGAAAAGATACTGTGACCGAACAGGTAGCAGAATCCGTATCGGAAGGAAATGGAATGTCCATTACTAAGGAAGAATTTGATGCAGCAGTAGCTGACCTCAAAGCAGCCTTCGTTGAGGCTATTTCGCCTGTTATCGAATCAGTTTCGATTCTGGCGGAAGCAGCTAAGCCTGCTGAAGAAATTGAATCTGAGGAAGTAACCGAAGACGCAATTGACCCAGTAGACATCGCTACTAAATTCAACGAGTCAGGCCTACCTAAGATTGCCCTTCAGCGTGTAGCTGAGGCAATGAAGCTAGGTTCTGAGAAGTCCGTAGACGACCTAATTGCAGACGAGAAGTCTTACGTTTCTGCTGTTAGCGAGTCTGTAACCGCCCCTGCGGCTGACACCTATGGTGTTATCCACGAGGCATCATCAACCAGTCCAGTTGACGAGCTAGATGCTATCGTATCTCGCATCGCTGGCAAGTAAAGTAAGGAATAAGTAAATGGCTCTTAATGAAATTTACAAGTACGCCAATGAGCTAGTTTTCCCTGTACACACATCAGTTGACTCTGGTGATGTTGTAAAGGTTGGAGACCTAGTTGGTGTCGCACAAGAAGACGCAGTAACTGGCGAAGATGGAAACACTTATTCCACTCTAAAGCTAGACGGTGCTTTTGAAATCGCAGTAAAGTCTGGTGACACATTCGACGTAGGCCAGAAGGCATACGGTGTTGCTAACTCAACTAGCGGAATCATCCCAGAAGTACAGGAATCCTCAACTAGCGCTAAGCTTGTTGGACACGTTATCAAGACCAAGACTGGTTTCGCCGTCGTTCGTCTGGCTCAGAACTAAGGATAGGGAAAAATGACTGAAAACATTACATCAAGACAAGTAGAAGCTGCTAAGCTTCTAGAAGGTGCCCTTCGTGGAGACCGTCAGGACAAGCTAAAGCTTCAGGAAGGTATCTCTACCTCTGACCTGCCAGTACAGCTTGCTCCAACCATCAACAAGATTCTATTGCAGAACTACCAGGCAGCTCCAAAGGTCTGGGACCAGTTCGCAACTCGTCTAGTTGTTGACGACTTCCGCAAGCAGGAGTACCTAAACCTACGCTACGAAGACGATGGCTACGACAACCAGGGAGACAAGTTCCGTGAGGGCTCACTTCCTACCGTTGGCGAGTACGATGAGTACCCAACCGCTGGTTGGTTCTCAGTAACTGAGACCGACTTCGCTGTGAAGAAGGCTGGACAGAGAGTTCGCTTCTCATGGGAAGCTGTCGTTAACGACGGAAACATCTCTCTACTAGAGCGCCTACCAATCGAGCTAGGCCTAAAGGCTGCTGGCAAGGAAGACGAAGAAGTTACTAAGCAGCTTGTTGCTTCAGGTGGTCTAAACACCGCTAACTTCAAGTCAGGTAACAACAACTTGCTATCTGGCAACCCAGCTCTAACACTAGAGGCACTAGAGGCAGCTATTGAGGCCGCTAACCTACAGCAGTACAACGGAAGACTAATCCAGCCTGTAACCCAGTTTGCATTGGTTATCCCTCGTGCTCTTGAAATGACTGCTCGCAAGATTCTTGCTGTTCAGTCTGTAGAGACCAGCAGAACTTCTGGTTCTGTAGTAAGCAAGACCATCACTGGAAACCCAATCGGTTCACAGGTAACCATCGTTGTAAACGACTGGATTACCAAGATTAACTCTGGTGCAGGCGCTTACTGGTTCCTAATCCCAGTACCAAGTGCAACCTTGAACCCAAGCGTTGTTCTAGGATTCCTACGTGGCTTCGAGGCTCCTGAGCTTCGCGTTAAGGCTGCTGCTGGAACCTTCCTTGGTGGCGGAGATGTCCCAGAGAACTACGGTTCATTCGACAACGATGACTGGCAGATGAGAATCCGCCACATCGCTACTGGTGGATTCTTTGTTCCAGCTGGAACTATCGCTTCAACAGGTGCAGGTAGCTAATATCTGAACTAAAAGATTGCCCCTCGCTTCGGCGGGGGGTTTTCTTTTTTCCCACAACTGTGCTATAATATACGAATAACTTAATAGGGGCATAATTACAAGAAGACCAACACTAAGGAAACGAAAGGTGGTCCAATGAAAAAGCTAACATTAATTACCGCAATAACTTTGGCACTAGCTAGTTATTCACCCTCTGCAGCAACTTCAGCAGAGCAGGCTCCAGTAGAGGAGCTAAACCAAAGTAGTTGGTTTATTGATTTTCTTATAAACTTTGACCAAGAACAAACCCTAC